ACGATTACATGGTTGGTCATCGTCAGAGTTGTTGCGAATCGAAGCGATGCGTTTTCGGAACGGCGTTCCTGTTGCAGTCGAGCACGTCATGGGTTTTGAGCACGTTGAGTAATCGTGCCAAGTTTAGGTTAATGGACCATGTTTGGCGCATTGTTGGCGCAATTAGCAAAGACGTTTGGGATTGATAGAAGTGAATTACATCAGAAATTACTACGGCGTCAAAGCAAAACGCGGCGGTCGCGTGAAGTACACAGGAGGCACAAGAGGCGAACGTTTCGGAACGATTAAGTCGGCCAGAGGAGGGTATCTAAAGATCCTGCTGGACGGTGACAAGTACGCTGGGACGTTTCACCCAACGTGGAAGCTAGAGTATCTGTAGGTCCGTGGAACAATTCATTACACTGCGCCGCGCAGTTTTAATATTAGCAAACCCAGTTGGATTTCCGAAGTGAAACGCATCGAAGTAAAACAAAACTCCAAGTACGGTGAGCTGACTGTGATTCGAGAAGTCGAGTCCAAAGGCAAGCGACATTTCCTCTGCAAGTGTTCCTGCGGAAATGAAGCGACTGTTCGTCTTGGACATTTGACCACTGAGCACACGACGACATGCGGTCGCTGCGGTATCGAATTCAAAGGCGAGCGAAAGACGGTCGCACAATGGGCGAGCTTGTACGGACTGAAGGAATCGACATTGCGAGCAAGGCTTAAAGTCATGCCAATTGGTGAGGCACTGAAAAGATCATGACTGAGATAAAAGCTGGACCAGACTTAGACCGTGCTGTAGCGGAAGCAATAGGACTCGTGTGTACCCATCGGGTTCTTGGTAGTGACATGCAGTTTTTTTCTGACCCACGCGATCCGCTAGCTGGGCTCATGACGTTTATTCCAAGCACTGACTTGAACTACGCCTTTCGTGCTGCGGAAATGGCTGGGGTGTTTTCTGAGAACCAGATAGTTCTCCGAAGAGACAACACAGATGAAACATGGGAGGTCGCCGAGGTATTTCCGAGTTGCGAAATCATCTTAGCATCCGAGGACACTCCGCATCTCGCAATCTGCCAAGCGGTGTTGAAGATTGTAGAAGCTAGGCGACTTGCCGAAGAGTCTAGGAAAAGAGTACTAGAAAACCAGTAGATTGACGCGAGCATGGTCATGCTGCATACTTCTGGAATGACTTCTCCATTTTACGACCTAGTTCCAAAAGACCCTTCTGAAAATCTCCAGTGGCGAATTCGTTGCCGCGAACGTGCTTTGACTGACAAGCGTTTCCGCGATGCTTTGTTTCAAGCGTGCATGGATGACGTTCTATTCTTCTGTGCGTTTGCCCTTTGGGTTTATGAACCGCGATCTAGAGTCAAGCAAAAGCCAATGGTCCCATGGTCTCACCAAACGCCGGTGATTCTTGCCATGGACGAAACTATTTCCGAAGCAATGGAAACGGAGCATCCAGTTTCATTGACGCTTAAAAAGTCTCGTGCGCAAGGTGGGACTTATTGTTATTTAGCTGTGACAATGCACAGAGCAATGAGGGAGTCAGGGTTTACCATCGGTCTCGTGACAAGAAACGAAGCACTGGTAGACTCAAAGGTCGACGATTCTGCGGTGATGTTCAAAGTAGCTTGGATGCTCGATCGGCTTCCGGCGTGGATGTTGCCCGATGGCTATTCGCGCAGTATGACCGACCACGTCATAAGACTTCCGAACGAATCAGGGTGGAGCGGTTACGCAGCAACAGGCGACGTGGCTCGGGGTGGTAGAACATCCGTGTTCTGTTTCGACGAGCCTGGAAGTGAAGAGTTCGTAGCTGGTAACAAAGACTATAAAATTTTGTCCTCGGTCAGTCACGTGTCAAACTGCATACTGCTAATTTCTACGTTTGGTGTCGATTCCGGTGTGTTCTATGAAGCGGCGACGGACAAGGACAATCCTCGAGTCTACAGTTTGAGCTGGAAGGACAATCCAGATCACTCGAAGAACATCTACACGGTGAAGAAAGGTGTGGCTGTAGCTCTGCGTCCGGAAGAGCAAGAAGCGGTTACCGAGTATGTTGCTACGCATCAAAGAGAAATCAAAGCGATCGAGCGCCGAGGTCACAAGATTGAAGATCACATTCAATCGCCATGGTACAACGCTCACCGACTACTCCCTGGTGCTACGCCTCGATTCATCGCAAGAGAGCTAGATGAAGATTGCCGTGGTGCAGTCGGCAAAGTATTTTCAACGGACCTACTCGATCGCGTGAAACGAGATCACTGCAAGCGACCAATCTGGGTCGGAAATCCTGTGTTCGATTCCGAGACGTTGAAACTGACCGGATTGATTCCAAGAGAAGATGGAGCGCTAAAGCTGTGGTTCAAACCTGGAATCGACAACTCTCCGCCGATGGGACCGTTTACCGCTGGTTGCGATATCGCTTCGGGTGGCGTTAGCCAGTGGGCGACGAATTCCGTTCTGACAGCATTGGACAATCGAACAGGCGAGCAAGTAGTCGAGTATGCGATCAAAGGTCTTGAGCCTCGTCCGTTCGCAAGACGCTGTGTTGGACTGTGCATGTGGCTATGGAACGCGCTTCTCGGATGGGAAGATTCAGGAGCGTCTGGAGGTTTCGGCAAGGAAGTGATGGAGGTCATTTACTACGGCAATGTGTTTTTTCGAAACGTGACGCAGCTCGGTTCACAGAAGAAAAGCCGTAAACCAGGATGGCCATGCCAGGACGCGGACAAGGCTGATATGTTCGAGCAATTCGCGCTGGCAATGGAAGACGGAAAGTGTGTTCCTCGATCGGAAGAGATGATCGTAGAGTGCGGAGAATACGAGTGGGACGGAGGAAAAATCGTTCACGTACCAACGAAAAACAAGGGAGCAACAGAGAAGAATCACGCGGACAGAGCGATTTCTGCGGCTGGTTGTTGGCTGGTATTTAACACCGATATTGCTTCCGATAAGATTGACACGAGCGAAGAAACTGGTCAAACTCCAGAGTACGGCAGCTTCTTGTGGCGAGAGCAACAGGAGCAGCGTGGAAAAAAACCTGGGAGCGTAGGCTACGGGATTCGAGATATTTTGGGACGAATCTAGGTTAGAACCTGGAAGGAAAATCAATGAGCGCACCGAGCGAAGAAGTAATTGAAAAGGTTGACACTGCAATAGCCAAGATGGCTGATCAAGCCAAGTCTCAACCAGACGCACAGAAGTCGTTGCACTATTCACAGGCGGCGTTAAATCTGGCTCACACGAAGTCGATTCTAATTGCCAATGCTCCCAAAAAAGAATCCGGCAAAGCAGCCAAAGCTGAATAGCACCTAGCCATAAACACAACGGACTGGAGATAAAACCCGGTCGGAAACAAACTGACGGCACTTAGCCGCAAACAATTCCGACCTAATGATTGATCTCTCGAACAAAACGAAACGGGATAGGCTATTGAAGGCTATCGCTTCGTCGCGAAGTGCGATGGAGCCGTTTCGTCGTGTTCGAAAGACTCTGATCAAAGACTACGTTGGTTCTTTCTATTCCGAATCTGGTGCGGAAAGTCCAACACTCGTAAATCTCATTAACCAGACAGCTCGCATCTACACAATTTCGCTTGCTGCCAACAATCCCCAGGTGTTGGTTTCTACTCCGCGATCTGAATCAATCGCGTTTGCTCGCCGGTTCGAAATCAACTTGAATAAGCTGATTAGCGACATGGCGCTAGATCAGACGTTTCGCTCCATTGTCCTGGATGCGTTCTTCTGCCTTGGGTGTGGCGTCGTGATGATGCGAGACACCGACACTCGCTTTCATGGAATGCTCGAAGGAGAAGAAGACGTTTGGATTGATCCAGGACAACCTTGGTTCAATCGAGTTTCGATTGATGACTTGATTCTGGATATGCCAGCCAAGGAACTGAGCAAGATGCGGTACTGCGGACATCGCTACCGCGCCGATTACGAAAAGGTGATGAACGAGCCAGGTTATTCGAAAAAAGCCAAAGCTCTTTTGAATCCGACGAGTAGGTCACATCATGACTCGACTGGTGCAGCTCGCGATATCGCTTCGGAGCATGGAACCGCCGAGGATGATGATCTAAAAGACATGGTTTGGCTGATGGACATCTGGATTGCGGAAAACAATTCGATTGTCACCATGGCTTGTGATCAAGACATCGAACCACTTATCGAACGTGAATGGACTGGTTCCCAAGCAGGACCGTACAAGTTCTTGTCGCTTGGCGATACTCCCGACAACATTATTCCTACATCGCCTGCGATAAACCTGAAGGGGATGCACGATCTCCAGAATAGACTGCATCGCAGGATGGAAGCCGATTCGGACGCTCACCGAATTGTTCAGGTCTATCCGCCAGGGATGGAGAACGATGCTAACGCGCTTCGTAATGCAGGAAGAAATGATTGGGTCAAAGGCGTAAGCCCAGAGCAGATCAAGCAGTTCGAAATGGGTGGCGTCGATCAGCGAGACATGGCGCTAGCGACATATCTTCAAACAACCTTTGACCGCATGGCTGGCAATCTTCAGGCAATGGGCGGACTTGGAGCTCAGGCTGGAACAGTTGGACAAGAAGAATTGATCCACGGTCAGTTGTCCAAGAACGTTGCGGACATGCGAACGTCCGTTGTCAACTTCGCAGCAACCTGCATTTTGGATCTTGGTCGGTTGATGTGGGAAGATCAAACACTTGAACTCCAGACCTCGATGCCAGTTGGCAACAGTGGAATTCAGGTCGATTCAAGTTGGACTCCCGATTACCGCATGGGCGAATTTGAAGATTACGATTTTCGAGTTGAACCATACTCGATGGTTTTCAAGACGCCACAGCAGCACCTTCAAGAGTATTTCCAGGTGCTACAGCAGATTGCTCCATTGTGGCCGATGTTCCAGGCATCGGGCGCTACGCTCAATGCTCAGGTGCTCGTGAAGGAAATGGCTCGACTGTTGAACAAGCCGGAAATCGAGCAGTTAATCACGTTCGCGGTTCCAACTGAAATGCTCGGAGGCGATCAAAACACAGTTCAGTCACCAGCTCACACGGTAAGAGAGAATGTCAGAAAGAACGTCGGAACAGGCGGAACGGCTGAAGCTCGGTCCAATGCTTTAATCCGCGATCTCATGGCAGGACAGTCATCAAGCACGAATGGGCAGCAATCGGCAATGCTTCAGAGGGCACCCGCATAATGGGCAAGCACACAATCAAAAGATCGCCACCAGTGCATCGCAATTGCCTAGATTGCGGAGCTAGTTTTATTGCCCAGAACAACGAAGTCGCTAAAGGGCGAGGATTGTTTTGTAGCGCAAAGTGCCGTGGTAAAGCGCAAAGCAAGCCACTGCCGTCTGGCGTCTGCCAGCAGTGTGGAGAAGCAATGGCTAAAGCTGAACAAATGCCAGATGTAGCTCGATGCGTCGAGGCAAGTTTCGTTCCAGGTGGAGTAGCAACGTGAACAAAGTCGTAACAAAACACAACGGCAAGGTGGTTTCCAAGGAGGAGCTTGACAAGCTAATGCCTCCGAAACCCGATTGGCTGGAAGGTCCAGCAATGACTGCCAACACCTACACGGAAACCGACCCGCTCATTTCCGAAGGTGCTGGAGTGCATCGCACGCAAGTAGGTGAGGCAAGGGAAATGATTCGCCGACACAACATTGTCGGCGCTCAAGTTCTCGAAAGCGGACAGGTTCGATTCACAAGCCGTAGGGCTCGACGGGAATTCCTCTCACGAAGAGGACTTCACGATAATGATGGTGGATTTGGCGACTAGTTAGAACAGACAACACAATTCACGGAGAAAAACACAATGCCATTGGCAGACATTACCCAAGCAACACCAGACACAAGCTCTGAGGAAATCAAAGAGTTTGTTGATCAGATGGTTTCCGAAATCGAGCAGGATCGCAAGGGCGAACCCAGTGGTAAGTCTGATGCGCAGATTGTGAGCGAACAGGCTGGCATTCGTCAGCCCGAAGACAAGCACAAGGAAACAACTGCCGAGAAACATTCCGGCAGCACTACCGCCACTGACGATGGCGAGGATACCGGCAACACCGAGGAAAGCCCTGAATGGCTTACCGATGATGTTAAAGCCGAGGCAGCCGCGTATGGAATTGATGAATCGGAACTAGCCGATTTCACCAGCCGCGAGGAGTTAGATCGGGCATTTCGACTATTTGACAGAACAGCACTGGAAGCCGGTCGCAAGGCGATGGGTAAAGGTGACGAAGCTGGCTCCACTCGAAACGAGAAGGGTCAGTTTGCCAAGAGAGAAACGCCAAAAGCCGACGAGTCTCAGGAGGGAACTCCGAAAGACGGTCGGTATGAAGTTCAGCTAGACCCTAATGTTTACGACGAAGGGATCATTAATGAGTTGACGCGAATGCGCGACCATTATGAATCTCGCTTGGCACATCTCGAATCGTTTACCACGGAACAACAGGCAGTAGCTGCTGAAAAGCAGTTCGACAAACTGGTTGATTCCCTTGGACATTCCGATCTGTTCGGGGTGACCGATAAGGAAACGGCTCAAGAGAAACAGCGTCGTGAAAGTTTATTCGAAGAGGTCAACGTTTATTTAGCGGGTCGAAAGACTCTCGGATATCCGTCAGAACTGAACGAAACTGTAGTTCGTCGTATTACCCAATCACTCTTTGCTGAGGAACTGGGTAAGAAACTAATCAAAGCAAAAACACGCCAACTCTCAAAGCAGAGCGACGGACGCATGGGCGGAAGCCCAACTAAGCCGCGTCCACCATCGGAAGATCCTCGCGATCAATTCGACCGACTCTACGATGAGATAAGTCGGCAACGAAAATAAGGAAGGTCCATTATGGGACTAAGCATTGACCAAATTGATGACTTCGTAAACTCGATTCACCAGAAGTTTGCTGGCGAGGAAATGCTCGCGGCGCAGGATCTTTCCCTGCCGTTGCAAGAGTACAAGTACGCCTCGCGCCTTTTCAGTGGAAACTTGGAAAAGGACACCATGAGCACGTCACAGTGCAAGTGGAAGGTGAAAGTCGCTACTAACGACAACTTCCAGGTTGTCGGACTTTACCACCGCGATTCGTCCAGTCGAGTCAACACTCTGAGCGAAGGATCGTTGAAGTGGGGTCTAACGACCAACAACTACCACTACGACATTGACGAAGAAATCTTCCAGACTGGCGGAAGACAGATTTACGACTATCTCAAAGCCATGGAAACGGACTTGATGACGTCGTTCTATACCGGCATGGAAGATTTGATGTTCGGACCTGGACCATCCGGACCGACCGTCAATCCGTTTCCTCCGTGCTCGTTGTTGTGGTGGATCACCGCGACGGACGACAGCGTTTCCGAAAACAATTCGGAAGAAGGATTCGACGGATACGCTCCGGTAGGTTGGGGAGCTAATGGCGTCGGCGGAATCGACCCAACGGTTTACGACCAATGGCGCAACCGTACGTTCCCATACCAAAACGTCGATCGAGAGGACTTCGTTGAGAAGATCATCAACTCGATGGACTTGTGCCAATTCACTCCACCTGTGGAGCGAAAGGACATCGTCAGCCAAAAGCGACATGACTGGGAACTGCTCACCACTCACAGCCGCGTAGCTGCTTGTCGTCGATTGCTCCAACTGGGCAATGACAACATCGGCGACGATATGGCTGCACACAGCGGTACGCCTTACATCCGTGGCGTCCCACTGACTTGGGTTCCAGCTTGGACCAATGCGTCAAGCGTCAATGCTAGAACTGACGGTGTTGTTCTTGGTATCAACTGGGCAACGTTCAAGGCTTACTATGCAGCCGGTCGCCAAATGCGAAAGCGAAAGGCGTTCCAGCACCCAGAAATGAGCAACGTCCGCGTTCGCTGCATGGACGATAGTGTCCAAATTGTTTGCTTCAATCGTCGCGCTAACTTCCGTGGCTATTGCACCAACAGCGTAACTGAAACTACATAGTAAGTTTTGTCGCCAATTGGCGACAAATTTGACTGAAAGTAAACGTCTTTTGGCGGGTGAGACGATAACCCACACCCGCCATTTTTTGAATCTGGGAACACACCCACCCGTAGCTGGGTATCCCGCTTTTAACAATAGGAGTGCATAATGCACACACATTTCGATGAAATTTCTACCAGACTGTTTTCGCCGAAGCTCTGGCGAGGATTCGGCGCACCGCAAAATCTTTCTCCGTCCGGTAGTTCTTACCAGTCTCCTAGCGGGAATTCCGCCTTCGGTTTTTTCGACGACTTCTTGACGTTTAATGCTACGTCGCTAGTTGGTCCATGGATGAACTTGCTCACCGCTGGTTGTACGGCTGCTTTGGCTGCCGACACGGCGACAGCAAAGGGCGTTCTGGCACTGGCTGTGGACGGCAACGCTGCGAACGATGAAGCTGTGATCAAGTGGGGTGGATTGGCTTCAGCGCCGTTCTATCTGGCTGATAACGATTTGGCTTTTGAGTGTCGTTTGGCTATTTCAGCCATCACGGCTGCCAAGTGGTCATATGGCATTGGTCTCGGCGAAGCCAACATGATTGTGACCGATGGTCTTTTCGTAGATACCACGGGAGCCTTGGCTGACAAGAACTTTGTTGGCTTCAACCACCTGCAAGCCGAAGGAGCTGCTATTGATGCAGCTTACAAGGCGGACGGTCAAACGTACCAGGATGGTGCAACCAAGACGAAGTTGAACGCACTGCATACCGCAGTTGCGACTACCTACGTCAAGCTCGGATTCCGTTACCACGCTCACCCAAAGAGTTTGGAATTCTTTGTCAATGGATCCGTTCCTGGTGGCAACATCACCCCTGCTCGACTGACAGCTACTGAGCTCGACGCGGCTACATTCCCTGACGATGCGTTCCTAGCTCCGATCATCGGTATCAAGGACATCGCTGGCAATGCTGCACTGAGCATCAGTATCGACTGGTGGGCTTGCGCTCAGTACGAGTAACTGTCTTGCGGCTCAGGGAGGTGGGTGATTTCACCTGCCTCCCTGGTCGAAAACTCAACGGAGTCGCAAAGTGCCTACCTACATCCCAGGGATCTCAGCAGACGGAACACTTGCACCGGGACTAACACCTGCTGCCGTTCGTGCTGTGCTGGAGTTGCTTTCATCGGCAGAGATTGCGGCTACGTATCTACCGCTCGCCGGTGGTACGATCAGCGGCGAATTATTCATCGCCTCAGGTGCTGCTCTGTACTTGTATGATCCAAGTGCCGAAGCAGATGTACAAATTAGCGTCGATGACGGCGAGCTATTAGTCGGCACTAGCATTGTACTGGACAACAACAGCACCCTTGACGCATCTAAGCTCGGGGTAGGCACAGTACCCGACGCTAGGTTGAGTGCGAATGTCACCTTGCTCGGCAATACGACTACCGGCACAGGCAGTGTTGTAAGAGCGACTAGTCCGACACTGGTAACGCCAAATTTAGGATCAGCGACTTGCGTAACTATCAACGGGGCTTTCATTGGGGCATCAGGGCTTAACTTTGTTTGTGGTGGCAACGGCGTAATTGTCGCGAGTGACAAGGTTTTCGGGTTCAGCAACTCGACTAACCCGCAAGGTACGAGGGACGTTACTGCTGTCCGCAACGCCACAGGTCCGACGCTAGAAACTCGGGCGGCTGGCGGCTTGAAGGTGTGCAATGCCGATGGTTCGGCTGTTGGTCCGGTGCAGTGTTCAGATATTACTGTTGCAAGTGGTAGCCAAATTCGAAGCAGCGGGGCACAGGCAAGTCGTTTGTATTTCACTGATGGTTTTGGGCTTGGATCTGGCTTTAACTTTGCTGGTTACAACACACCGAACCCAGCTTTTAGTATGTACATGGATGCGTCTGGTGCATGGGTACTTCGACAGCGTAGTGCTAGTTGGATCGCATGGACCGACAATGGGGCAACTGCCGGTGCTGGATCAGCAATAACTAGCATGATCAGTCAAGCCTCTGCCGGTGTACTACAGATCGGCACTACGAGCAACAACGCTCTCGGAAGCTTGAACCTTGCGATGTCTAAGTTTACGGGCTATCCAACCTCCCTACTTCCAGCAGCAGCATCCAACGCTGGCGGGATCACTTACGACACGACTCTCTCTAAGCACGTTGGTTGCAACGGCTCATCTTGGAACGCATTATGGTAAAAGCAGTTGAACGATTTGTAGTTGTTGCTCCTATTTCCGGTCGCCCGATGGCTTTCGGTGGGACGGTGCTTGAGACACTGCCAGATGGTCGAGTGGTTGAATCTGCATTAACAGAGATTCCGGCTGAACAACTGGGCGAGTGGGTAGAGTCGCTGAATGCAGTTGCGATTGCCGACAATCTGCGATTGCAGTCCGAACTATCCGCCATGACTGCCGAGCGTGATGCACTAACAACGGAAAAGGCGGCACTGACGACAGAGCGGGATTCGCTACAGTCGCAAGTCACGGAGCTAGAAGCCGAATTGGAAGCGATCAAGAATCCTCCGAATCCGTTCCCAAACGCCGATTGGCAGGGCTTCCGATCAGCAGCGCTTGCATCGCCAACAATCATGCGGATGGCAATGTCAAACATGGGCAACTTTATGATGCTCTTGATTTACATGACCGAGATGCAAAAAGACCCGACTGCTACAACAAAGATGGTTGGCGTGTGGAACGAGATGGAAACGAAAACGCCAATTTCTGCTGATGAGATTACTGCAATAAACCAACTTGCTGCCCAGTATCAAGTACCAATGGTGCTCAATAGCGAAGGGCAGATTGTCCTATGAGAAATGAATACATTCGCTACACTCCGGGAGCAACGCTATACGCCAAGCCGAGCCCACTGGCTACTTCTCCGTGGTCGACAGGTGTTATTCTGGCAACAGCCAACGGATCTACTGGTGAGTACTCGCTTTCGCTGGACGAAGCGACTCAGTACACAGTGTTTGTCCGAGCTGGAGCAAGTCCGGAAGACAGCGATATCGCCATAGCGCAAATAGGAACTAGCGGCGGAGTGAATTTAACAACAAGTACAACGATAATAGAATCTTAATTATGGCTGCACGTTTAATTTCGAAATCATGGAGGGTGAGCAACACCCTAACCAACGTGACGTCAGCAAAGCTGTCGGACCCTACTGGTACATTCGGAGTCAAGCGAAACGACACAGATGCCATTGTCGTAGCAGACGGTACGGACATGGAAAACGTTTCGACCGGACTATACGAGTATTCATTCGATGACGTTATCGGCGTTTCATACACTGCCTACATTGAAAT